TTATTCATCATCCGGTTCAGCACTGTACTCCACATCGGAGAGCTTAACCTCAAGCTCTAATCCCGTCGTGAATCCATTATTATTCAGATTGTGAGTTACCTTACTGATTAACCATGCCTGCTCATCTATGACACGCTTAAAGCCCGACACGCGCACCGGTGTCTCGGGGAATAAATCAGCCCGACCGAGCGCCAGTGTAATTGAAAACTCCGCAACGCCTCGCTGCAACTTATCCCACTTAGCCTGAGCTGCTCGCATCGCCTGAGCCTTTGAAGCGTAGACCGTCGTCAGCGCCAGCACGTTATCAGCCTCACCGGCCATATACTCACCCTCGCGCGCTTCCTGCTCTTTTTTGGCTTTTGTCTTTTTGCTGACCGGCTTTGCTTTCGGGTGTTCCAGTGCGCGCAGGTGCTTCTCTTTTGGTTTACGTTTCAGCGTTACCTTTTGCTTTTGCGGCTTAGGGTCTTTGGTGTGCAACCATTTTGCCGTTACGCCGGTATAAGCCCCACGGTCGGCAATGGCAAACTGATGACGGTCACCATCACTGCGGGTCAGTGTCATTTGTGGGACGGGTTTACCGCTGGCCGTCACTGCGCTACCGGCTTTCAGAAACAGCAATTTCCCCGCTTTCACTGATACTGCCGCCCCGTTGCGCTCAGCCAGTCTGGTCAAAAATACTGCGTCGGACTCCTGCGACTGGTCGATATGCGGTACCGGGATTTTTTTCAGCGAATCCGCGACGCTGGCCGTCAGTTTATTGCGTTTTGCGATGGCGCTGACCAGCTCACCGAGAGTGGTGTCGTGCCATGATTCCTCACGCCGTGAATTGAGTGTTCCGCGAAAATCTGCGCTACGCGCACGAATGGTCAGCGTATCAGGCGCGCCTCGGTGTTCAATCTCATCAACCGTGAAATCGCCCTTATTCAGAAGTGCCGAACCCTGCCAGCCAAGCCACAGCGTCAGCACCGCGCCGCGCAGTGGTAACTCGACTTTGCCGTCAGTATCGTCGAGCTCAATGTCTAGCTGGTCAGCTTCAAAACCCCGGTTGTCGGTCATAGTGAGAGAAATCAACCGGTCACTAAAATTGCTGGTAATGTCCTGGCTGTTCAGTGTCAGCATAAATGCCGGTGCAAGGCTTGCCCCGGCGTCAATGGTCATGCCCGTCATCATGCGGTCAGCCCTCCGAGCATACCCTGCAGCTTATCGGTCAGATTACCGGCAGAGCCAAGCAGTTCGCCAGCCTGCTTATTCAGGTCGCCAAACATCGCCGCCAGTGATTCGTCGACCCGTTTCAGCGAAAGTGTGAAATCAATCTTTCTGGCCGCGCCATCACTGAAAAACTCGGTGTGTGTAGTCGAGACTTTATCGACGATATACATCCCGAGAATATTGCCGGTACCCTCAATCAGCGGCCACGCTCTGCCCTCGTCGGCCATCAGTTCAACTGCCCTCAGTGATATACGGCCACCGGTAATGGCAGGGTAAAGCGTACCGGCAAGCTGAATGGAGGTTTCCCCCTCACCGAGAAACTGATACGCAGGAGGTTTACCGACCCGGTCATTAGATGCCCAGCGATAATCCTTCGAGAGTTGCATCGACTGATAAGGCAGGGTGCGGCGTTCAAACACAAACATTCCAAGCGCAAGCATCATTATTTATTCCTCCTCAGTCATGGCTCATACTGGCACGCTGACGCGCACGCTTTTCGCGCTCAATCTGTTCGAGCGTATCGCGTAGCTGTCGGTCAAGCTGATGCCCCGGCGCAACGCCACCCGGCAAAGTGATGTTGTATTCGCTTTTACTCTGGTCAATGTAAGAGCGTCCCGCCGGTGCGGTCACTGGCTGATAAGCCTGATAACCACCATATGTGCTGGTTGCCGGGATGTAGGAATTACCCTGTGTGGCGGCGTTGGTTTTGGCTGCGGTCTGGTCGAGGCTGTCCGACTCTTTGTTGATGATGCCGAGCTTTTCGAGAAGCCAGTCGACACCGCTGCGCAACTTGTTAAATACATTGAGCGGAGCCATCAAAGCAGAGGCCAGCGCCTGACCAAATATGACGCCGACATTTTTGCAGCTATCGAGCGTTTCCTGCGTGGCCTTGACCGGTGCTATCAGGTCTTTAAACCACTGCCAGACACCGCGCAGTTTCTCACCGAGACCGTCAAAAATGGGTGCCAGTGGAGCGAACATTTCCCCGACAGGGGTAAAGGCGCTCATGACCCCCTCAATCACCCCCGAGAAAAATGCGCTGATGGGCTCCCAATATTTACGAATGAGCAGCGCCCCGGCCACAATCGCCGCCCCCAATGCGACAATCGGCCAGGTAATCGCGCCGAGTGCGGTCACAATGGCACTACCGGTGACAGTAAATACCGTACCCAGCACGCCAGCAGCAGCGATAATGGCGTTAATCCCCATAACAACCGGCCACGCAACGAGACCAATACCGCCGATGATACCAATCAGAGCCAGTGCGCCACCGGCGATGATGCCGATGGTTGTCGCCAGCCCTTTGTTCTTCTGGATCCAGCCGTCGAGCTTTAACACGTATTGCGTGGCGGTTTGGGTGAGTTTACGCAGCGAGCCCTCTTGCTGGTCAAACAGGTCGGTACCGACTGCCTCATAAGCAGACTGGAACTCTTTAAAGTCGCCGCCGAGGTTATCCTGCATGACCTTAACCAGTTCCTCGGTTTTACCGTCCGAGGCTTTAAACGCTGCGGTGAGCCGGTCAAGTTTGCCGCTTGAGGCTGCTTCCATCAGTACCGCCGCCGCCGAGCTGGCCTCTTCGCCGAAAATGGTTTTCATGTACTCGCCGCGCTGGCTTGTCCCGAGGTTGTTTTTCTCAAAGCTGCGCTGCATTTCTTTCAGGATGGAGAATATCGGGCGCGTATTCCCCTTGCTGTCGGACGTTTTGACGCCGAGCTCCTTAATGGCCTCAAACGCTTTTCCGGTGGGAGCCTGCAGGCGGCTGAGAATGGCGCGGCTACCCGTGCCCGCCATTGACCCGGTGATTTTGGCGTCGTGCAGCGCACCGACCATTGCGGCGGTTTGTTCGATGCTCACCCCGGCATTTTTTGCCACCGGCGCGGCATAGGTCAACGCGTCGCTCAGTCCGTCAAAATCGGCGGCGGTTTTGTTCATCGTCATCGAGAGAACGTCGCCAATGTGCGCAATCTTGTCGTTTGAAAGCTGAAATGCTGATTTCATCCCGGTCAGCAGCGCAGCGTTTTCCTCCATCGAGCGTCGGTTTGACAGTGCCATATTCAGTGTGACCGGCGTCGCCGCCTGAATAGCAGCAGCGTCACCGCCGCTTTTCGCAATGATGATTTGCGCGCTCGCTGCGTCATCTGCAGAGGCTGCAGTATTGTCGCCGAGCTGGCGAGCCTGTTTGCGTAACGCCTCCATTTCTGGCGACTGCTTATCGACCCCGAGCACAGCCTGCAGCTCGGAATTTTTCTGCGCAAAGTCATAACCGGGCATCAGCAATTTAACCCCGGCCATCGTTCCCGCTGTCGCAATACCTACCCCGGCAGCGCCTGCTGCGGCCATGTTACCGGCAAGCTCCTTACCTGATTTATATCGTTCTTTCACGCGGTTTAAGTGCGCCTGCTGTGCGCTGACCTTCGCCAGCGCCTCGCGCTGCCGGTTGAGTTGTGCTGTCGTTTCACTGATGCGGTTTTTTAATCCTCGCTCGTCATTAGCAAGGTTGCGGGTATTGATTCCGGCAGTACCCAGTTCGCGTTGCTGGCGTTTTACCGACTCGGTGAGGCTGTTGTATTTGACCTGCAGACCATCAGCCGCACGTTTTGCCGATTCAAGCACCTGCGCCTGCGCACGCGTTGGCCGTTCGGTATTTTTAAATTGGGTGGCAAGCTCCTCGGCTTCACGTTTCGCTTTTTCAAGTGCCTGACCGGTTACGGCCAGTTGCGCGCTTGTCTTACGAAAGCCGTCGATTTTCGACGCCTGACCATTCAGGTCACGCAGCCCTTTTTGTGTGGTACGAATATCACCCGACAGGGTTTTACTCGCGGTCTGGATAGATTTAAGCGGTCGGGTCGCCTGGTCGACCGCTTTCAGCAATACCTCAAGCCTCAGGTTATTACTCATTGTGGTTTCCGCTACGCTGCAGCGCCTTTTCGCGCCATGTGATGAGCTCGCTCAGGCTCAGGGAATAGAGCTCTGATGGCGGCCAGTGGAATATCACTGCGATATCCGCCATCAGGTCATCGGTCGACAAGTCGGGCGGGAAATCTATTCCGCCGAAGCCGGTGACAAAAAACCAATCACCTTAGCGGCCAGCGACAGCATATCGGGCAGGTTCATCGCGGTGAGTTCCTGCGTGGTGAGTGCCGGATAGGTCATGCGGGGCAGCACCTTAATCAGCGCATCGACCTCGGACTGCGCCACCGCCGCCAGACTGACGCCGCGCAGTGTGCCTGCGTTCGGTTCAATCAGGGTTACCTTTTCAATCGTCTGACCGGCGCGCTTAATCGGCTTGTCGAGGGTCACGACATTCGGGTTTACGGTGTCAATTTCATTGCCAGCCGTATCAACAAATTCAGGGGTTTTGCGTGGTGCTTTTGCCATGATGTTTTTTCTCTGCTTTGAATGGGAGTAATAACCGGCCAGCGGTGCTGACCGGTCAGGAAATTACAGCAGCCCGATTGCGCGGCGGTGCTGTTCCAGACGGTCGACGCCGTTCACCTTTTCGACCATGTTGACGGTGTCGATTTCGATAATGTCGCTACCATCAATCGTGAGGCGGTAATAGGTGCAAACGGTCGACAGTTTGGTCGAGGTGTTTTCACCCTGCTTATTTTCGCCGCCGTCGATTTCTTTATGACGGCCACGCATGACCACCTCGACCGCAACGATTTCGCCAGTGTCGTCACGCTGGTAAGAACCAGCAAAACGCAGCGGCACGGCATCAGCGCCCGGCGCGGCATACTGCGCCCACAGCGCCACATCAGGCAGGCCACCGACAGACCATTCAACGGTTAGGGCATCATCATCGAGACCGAGGTCAATCGCCGCCGCGCCATTCATGCCGCCGCCGCGATAGTTTTCGAGCTTGCGGGTCAGCTTCGGCAGCGTCACGGACTCAACAACGCCCATGTAGCTCAGGCCGTCATTGAACATGTTCAGATATTTAAGTTTGCGGGGTAGTGCCATGTTGTTTCAGGCTCCTTAGCTATTGACCGATTCGGCCAGATTCACCAGATATTTATCGGTGATACGCTGGCGCAGGGTCAGGCTTTCCAGTGGGGGAACCGGTGTATAGTCGTAGTCGATATACAGTTTCCCGGCCTTAAGGGTTTCCTTGTCGTTCGATTCCTCGTCGAACCAGCATTCACCGTCCACGATGTAGCCGTTAGATTTCAGCTCGCGGAATTTGGCGTTAATACCGTCGACAATGTCACGGATGAGCGATGCGGTGATGGGTTTATCGACCGCCCACATGTGCGCCTCAGCCATCGTGTCGGCCAGTACCTGCGCGGTGCGGGTGTAGTTCTCAAACAGGAAAAGCGGGTCATCAGAACAGGTGCGGTTCCCCCAAAAACGGAAACCATCCTTGCGCACCAGCGTTGTGACTCCGGCCTCGTTGAGCAGGTCAGCATCGGTACCGGATGCCTGCAAATCCCAAAAGACTGAGGCGCTGATGCCGGTGACGCCCTGCACGCCAACGTTAGACAGGGTTTTGTGCCAGCCGATAGTCTGGTCGATGTAGGCACGAAGACCGAGCGCGCGGGCGGTGGCATATGCCGTGGCGGTGGCGTTCGCGGTGGTATCCCATGCGAGGAAGTCAGGCCAGATAAGCATCAGTTCGCGCTGGCTGAAATTCTCGCGATAGGCCATCGCCTCGGAAATGGTTTTACAGCCCCACGCATTGGCATAGCAAAATGCGCGTAGTTTGATAGCGACTGACGCAAGTGCGACCGCCACCTCCTGTGTATCGAGACCCGGCACGCCGAGAATACGCGGCTTAACGCCGGTAACCGCTTCGGCAGTCAACAGCGCTTTAATACCGGTGTATTTGCCGTTCTCATCCGTGCCACCGATGATGTTGGTAACGGTCTGCGCTTCTGCGTCGTCTCCGGTACCTTCGGCAACGCGCACAACAATAGTGACAGGTTTAGACTGGTCGGCGATGGCCTGCAGAGAGGCTGCCAGCGTGCCTTTTTTACCGGCTTTCGCAATGGCGCTTTGCACATTGGTAATCAGTACCGGCTCATTGAGGGGGAATAGCTTCGCATCCGCATCACTGGCCGTACAGACCATGCCGATGATAGCGGTCGAAACTGTGGAAATGACGCGGGTGCCGTCGTTAATTTCAAGCACCTGCACGCCGTGGTGAAAATCACTCATCCGGTTAACTCCATGGTTAAGGGGTGAGCGTATTTTCTGTTGTGCCGTAACGGCGGGCTATTTGTCGGCGTTGGGCAGCAGATGGCACATAAATAAATTAAAGAAACGACGGGCATTAGCCCGCCATTCTTTCAAAGGTTCCTATGCAGGATAAGCAGGCCACTCAACATTTGGCGCATTGCTTACATCCAGTCGGCGTAATTTAGTACGATACTCCCGCAACGCAGTGAGCTCTGCCAGTTCTGCATCGGCAATATCACCATCATCCTGTGCCTCAACAAGATTATTGATCCGGAGTGTCGCCACGGACATTCTGCTGGTGCGTTCAGCTTCGGCGGTCGCAACATAATCAATCACAGGTTCTGACACTACAGGATAGCCACTGTCATCAGGCTTAATGATTTTACCTTGCGCCTGCGCATCAAACATCGCCTTATAATCAGAGTCAGAAACAGGAATTGCATCATCAGGCCATCCCGCGCCAGATTCATACTCACGCTTGTCATCTACCGGGTAAAATCCCTGACGTGAAGCACTGTAATGGTATCGCCAGGATAGCACTGGTTTACCGGCATCATCGGGAACAATAATTTTCCCCGTTTTAACTCCCGCCTGCAGCTGTTGATAATCCATGCCAGTAACTGCAACTACATCAACCGGCCATTCAGAAGGGAGCTCATCTGCATCCTCTGGTAACTCAAAAAAGTTATTCCATGACGCGCTATAATAATGTTGTGATTTCATATCAGTATCCTACTGCCAGATATTTACCGGAGCGCGGGTTATTGTCACTCGCCCCTTTTTGAATTACCGCGCCAGAAGCAGAGTAACTCTGAGTCCCTATTTGCTGCGCTGCACCGCCATAACCGGGAACAGGAATAACCATCAGGCACCCATTTTTAAACGCTTTGGGGAAGGTCACACTTGTTCCAGCCCCGCCAGCAGCATCAGCGATATTAAAGTCCCCAATGCGAAACTGAAGTTGAGACGAAAACGCATCCCACCACAATCCGTTTCCGTCAGTGGACATTGCATCCTTCATGAAGGCATCCAGCCAGCCACCCCATTTACTTCCTGTTAAATTTCCGTCAGCTGCCAGGATGCAGGTACTACCAACCTGTAGACTGGTTTCAGCTGTGACTTTTCCTTTAAGGAAATTATTTCCAGGAGTCAGTGATGCAATATCACTACCGCCAACCTGAATAACCAGGTTATTTTCGCCGCCAACAAGATTTACATCGCCGTCACGCAATATGACCTTTGGTGCCTTTAGTGACTCAGCCGCGGCTACCTGTTTAACGTGATAAAGATTTTCTGGCGTTAGCGTTGCAACATCGTTACCGCCAACCTGCATGACAAGATTGCCAGGTCCGGAATAAAAATTAATATCTCCGTCCCTGAAAATAAGTTTCTGAGCCTGTAAAAACTCACCCGCTACCAATGCTCGCTTATGAAAAATGTGCTCTGCTTTTATTTCTGCTACGGATTCGCCATTTACAGTGATGGCGATGATTTTGCCATCTTCCGAAGATAAGAAGCTTATCTTTCCAGCCCGCATGGTTATGTTTGGAGCATTAATACCACCAAAAAGAGGTGAGTCAGTTTTCCCCATTCCAAGGTTTTCAAGAAACGTTTCCACGTCTTGAATATCAGCACCATTCTGTTGCTTTTGCATCGCTCCGGTAATACGCGCATCATCACCCGCCGCAACGGTATTGGCAGTTGTGCCTGTATTTTTCGTCGAGCTGTCACCCAGTTGCAGATTCTGTCTGGCCAGTGCCGGATTAGGTAAATCCGCGAGATTGCGTTCTTTAGCCAGCCGAGCGTTCGCGTTATCCATCGCAATTTTTACGGCTTTCGTGGTTGCCGCCTGAATCTCTCGGTCATCCGTCACGCTGCTGTTAAGCTGCGTAAAACCTTTTGCAGTAGTGGTTGCATCTGGATGGTTGCGCGACTGTTCGTGGGCGCGCATGAGCCCGTCAGCGTAACTCCTCACCTCGATAACCTTATCGTCAACATACTGGCGCGTAGCCAGTACTACCGACGGGTCGATTTTCAGGGTAATAGCCGACGTGCTCGATACAATCAGAATCATGCGAATGGTCTGCGTGCGGCCGCTTCCCTCCTGCAATTCCGGCTTGTAGGTCTCCGGGCAGTTCGCCACGGCAATCAGGATTCCGTCGTCATCGAAAAGACCAATCTCGCGGATCCAGAAACCGCCCTCATTCTCGGGAATAATCTGTTCCACGATAATCTGGCTGGTATTGGCCGGGTCAACGGTCAGCAGGTTCAGCGGCGCGATGCGCTTCTGGTTAATGAGCTTCGTCTGCGCCGGGTCAGGGGTCGGCAGAGTACCATTCGCATCACCGACGGCCATCTGCGTCAGGTTGAGTTTGGTACCGAGTGCCGCCGCGTTCGCCAGCCGCGCCGCGCCTTGATTTGTCAGAATGGCAAAATATTTTGCGGTCATGCGTTCACTCTCAGGTTATCAATCAAATGGATGGCCGAGGCCGGGTAATATTCACCGCCGACGACAATTTCCTCGGGGGTGTAGGGGTAAACGGTCAGCGCGTCACCGTCGTAACATCCCGCGCCGACATAGAGCTCGCCGGTTGCACTTAGGCTGATAGCCAGCCCGGTCAGGTGGCGGCTTGCCGGTTTGGCGTCTTCAATCAGGCGCTCAAGCTCCTGATACATTTCTTCAGTGATGCCGCTATCGAGCACGCCGACAACGAGGCGGAATGTGCCTGGCTCCTCGTCGAACTGCCACCACTCGCGCACCTCAATCAGAAAGCCGAGCGGCTCGACCACCCGACGCAATGCACTGATAGTGCCTTTGTGCTGATGGACGAAAAACGAGGATGCGCAGACGCTGCGCTTTGTCGCCTCCGGCCACTTCTCATCCCACCTGTCAACCGACAGCGCCCACGCCAGATACGGGAGCAGGCTTACCGGGCAGGTGCGCCAGTTCCACAGGGTGCGCAGCGGTACCGGCACGCGCTTAATCTCAGAGAGCGCGGCAGCGGCAGCGACCTCCAGCGGCGACGAGCCAACAGGTAACAGACGGTCACTCATCCGAGCCCCCGATAGTTATCTGGTACTCGGTGCAGTTAGACGCCTGCGACTTACTCAGCACGATATCGGCCAGCGGCGATACCAGCTCGACACGCTGCACACCCTCAACATGCAGCGCTGCGTAAATGGCTGACAGCCGGATATCACGCCCGAGGCGGTGCTGCGCGCTGATGTAGCTCTGCAGCTTCTGCTCTGATGCCTGCCTGATGGGCTCAGATTCTGGGCCGGGGTAAACGTAGAGCGTTGCGTCAATCTGGTACGGCACAATTTCGGCTGACTGGACGGTCACCCGGTCGGCCACCGGACGCACATCTTCAGCATTCAGCGCCTTATCAACAATCGCCAGTAATTCAGGGCTGGCGGTGCCGTCACCCTCCCGGGATAACACTGTAATCGTCACGCAGGCTGGCGACGGACTTGAAACCGAAACGTCAGCGACCCGCCCGTCGGCGCTGCGACCGTGATACTCATATGCGCCGACCGGCCCCGCCACACTCAATCCCTCAAATGCCTGCTGTATGCGCAGACGATAATCGGCGTCGAGCTCCATTTCTGCCGGGGTGGGTGGAATGGTGGTGTCATCAGCAGACGTGACGACAAGGCGCTCAGCATTGAAATTCGCCCCGATATTATCGAGGTCACTGTCTATGGCATAAGCCAGCATGACTGCACGTGCTGCCTCATTGACACGCTGACGCCAGATAACCTCACGGTAGGCGTTTTCCTGCAGCAGCTTAACAACCGGCTCAGACTCAAGCGCGAGCGTCCGGGCGACGGCTTCCTGCTGGTCTTCTGGATAGAGCGAAATCAGCGTCGCAATGCGCTCCGCAAGGATAGTTTCATAGTCCAGTTCCTCGACCACATCGGGAACAGGTAGCAGACTCAGGTCAACAGTTGCCATAGTGATTTAACTCAGTGAAACAGTGGTTGAAACTGACGCACCGGTATCGGTACGCATACCGGTAATATCGACATACATTTCGCCAGCGTCGCCGGTCTCAAAGCTGATGGATGTAAGCCTGATGCGTGGTTCCCACTTCTGGATCGCGGAATAGCACGCCACCATGATTTGCAGCCTGAGCGCTGGGGTTTGCGGCATATCAATCAACGCAGACAGGAGCGAGCCATATTCACGACGCATAACCCGCGAGCCGACCGGCGTCAGCAGAATGTCGCGCATGCTCTGGCCGATATGCTCACTGTCACTGATAGCGAGGCCGGTATTTCGGTTCATCCCCATATAGCGAGCTGTCATTTGGTGCCCTCCGTCCAGCTCCCGCCCCGTTGCACGCCGCCGTGACCGTGGTCATCAACCTGCACACCGTTTGATTTCAACGTGCCATCGGTATGTTCGATGTTTCCACGCATGGTGCCGCCTTTCTGCACCTCAAGCGTCGCCGTCGTCAGTTTGTTGGTGCAGACCACCTCCGGGGTGTCGAGGGTGATGCGCTCTGCCGCTTTGACCAGCACCACCGGCACGGTGGCAGTGATGGACTCCGATGCCGTCACATCGGCAGTCTTAATGCCGCTGACCGTCAGCGCGCCGCTTTCCGGCTCATACTCCATAACCGCGCCATCAGGGAACAGCACATGCCACGCATCCGCCGAGGCAGACGGGGCGGGGTTATCGTCTGAGAAAATCCCCGGCAGAACGAAAGCGGTATCAAGCTCGCCACCAATCGCCAGCAGCAGTACCTGCTCACCGACCGAGGGAGCCCACCATGTACGCGAACGACCGGCGCGGGTAGTCAGCCAGTTCAGCCATGTAGTCTGGATCCCGCCGCTTTGTACGCGGCACAGCCCCTGCACAATATCGACCTCAGTCACCACACCTGAGCGGATGAGGTTGCGAATTGCGCGCGCGAGCTCCTGTAGAGTGGATAACGTATTCATAGTGCAAGAATGCCTCTGGTCTGGAGCCACGCCAATTCGCGCGGCTCCGGTGATGGCTCACACAATATTTATTTGCCGAGGTGACTGAGAATGACGTCTTCAATCATCTGCTCATCGTCGCGGGTGAAACCGAGCAACGGGCGCGCCTCGTACTGCACGTCGCGGCTGTTGCGGTTTGGCCGGTCTTTGAGGCCATACTGATGCACCTGCGCCATGCGCTGCACTTTGCCGGTAAATTCCACCACCGCCGCACTGTCGCTGCCTTTGGCTTTCATAAAGCGACTGGTGCGCAGTCTGGTGAACATTTCGCGCTTAATGCGGCCTTTCTTGCTCCGCACCGGCTGGCGCTTTCGCGCGGCATACGGGGTGCCGTCGGGTGCCTGCTGCCGCTTAATTCGCTGTTGCTGGCTGGCGCGCAGCTTTTTCGCAATCTCAGCCGCCATTTGACGACGCGCCGCCGGTGACAGGCTGGCAATCAGACCGGCAAGGCGCTCCTGCAGTGCGGTTAGCTCACTCATCCCACTTACTCACCAGCTCACCGTTAACGTACAGCTCGACCGGGCGCGTCACGGGTTCAGGCAGCGACGGTTCCGGCGCATAGCTGACGTGCAGTGCGCCGTCGACCTCTTTGACGAGCGTGCGCTCGGTGAGTCTCAGGCTGATACTGATATCGAGCGAATCGTCGTTATTGATATCAATCATCCAGGTGAATCCTTTCTCCCTCCCGGCGTCGGTGGTCATAATGTCCGGCTGATGCTCACGCAGCCACGCCTGCACCGGCACAAATATCAAGTCGAGGTCGCCGGTGAAGTCAGTCACCACCACGTTAAGCACGTACACCTTTTCAAACGACAGCGAGCTCGCCAGTCGGGAATCGGTATGGCCGTTGTCGGCAAACAGGCGCAGCATATCGGGGTTATTTCGGAGCTGCGGCACGGCGTTAATCAGCGCTTTGCGCAGGCTTTTGTGCTTTTGCATCGAGTTCATCCTGACAGTGTTTGACGGTTTTGACCTGCAGCGCACAGGCAGTCAGCGCGCCCTCAAGACGGCGAATATCCGCGCTCAGGTCACCATTTGTTTTCGGGTCACTTCCCGGCATCGGGCAAAGGCTCACCTTCGGGCATCCGTTGACCACAATCACCGGCGCTGGCGCAGGCGGGGCGGGAGTGCAACCGACGCACAACATCAGGCAGAGCAGCGTTATACCAGCGGCGAAAGGCTTCATTTTCATTAAGTAACCTCGTTATCGTCTGCTCACGGCGGCTGGCTTCTGCACTTGCCTTTGCGAGCTGCTCGCGCAGTGCCACCTGCGCGGATTCATTACGTCGGGCGAGCTGACCGGCAACACTGAGCTGATTTTTCAGCATGCCAATCGTCGTCTTTTGCTCGCTCGCGACACGGTTTGCCGCCTCAAAAGAGCGGGATAAATTGCCGTTCTCATGGCGCAACCACAGCAACCCGAGCACAGCCAGCACAAGCAGCGTTATCAGGACTTTCATGCCACCACCCCGCCAGCCGTGCGCCAGACAGTGACCAGCTTTTCGAGACTGTGCTCGCGCTGGCCGTAACCGGCACCCGGTAATGACGCCCAGATATTGCGACAACGGGAAACAGCACGCTCAATACGCCCCGCCCGGATATCGTCAATAGCACCGCGTTCCCGGATTAACTGGATCGCGAGCTTGTCCTGCGACAGTGGGCTGAAATCAGGCAGTGAGAGCTGTTTTTTATAGTGCGGCCAGAACAGATAAAGCTGCTGGTAACGCCCCGATGCCGTGGATTTCTCGCCACGGCGATTAAACACTTTCGGTGGTCGGCCATGTGCGAAAGGGTGGTCGCTGTAATCGGTGAAAATCTCTGGCTTACCATCAAGGCCGGTGACAATGACGTCATAGCCACGGTTTTTCGTCAGCGGATGGTTCGCTGTTCCTTCGGAATACGCCAGCATGTCCAGAAAGGCGGCGATATTCTGGTGAGTATTAATGACCGGCATCGTCTTCCCCTTTCTGTGACTTAAAGCGGCGCTGTATGGCGATTTCCACCACCTGATAACCGGCAATGCCGAGCATGGATCCAATCCCGCACACGGCAGGCAGTGACATATCAGGAAACTGCACCAGAACAACACCGGCGACCATCGAAACGAAACCGCCGAGCAGCATGCGTCCGACAAACAGGCGCGGGGTGATGGGCTCACCACCTGCCAGCACTTTCCCGACAACAATCATCACGCCAATCACAAACAGTGACAGGACGCCTTTTTCCCCTTCTGTCATGGTTTACTCCCAAAGATTGATAGTGTTAGTTACTGGTGAAGACGGCACATCGGGCAGGTCAATCTCGGTACCATGCGGCAGAATGACTCCCAGCTCAGACAGACCCGGATTAGCCTGCAGCACCGTCTCGACCACGCCCTCAGTGCGCCCGTAATACCGGGCGCAAATCGCATCGAGGGTGTCGCCCTGCATTGCCCTGACTTTCATCAGAGCTGACCCACTATGCAGCGCGGCTTGTCCTGCAGACGCGCAACTGACCAGCGCATATCCCGCCACAGGTCATCAATGGTGGTTTCCACACTGTCGGCTTTTTTGTCACCCTTGCCGGTGGCCTCAACGCCGCGATAGCGCTCATACAGGGTGGCGGTTGCCATCGCCGTCACGGCGCTGAGGTAGTGGAAAACACGCACATTCTCGCCGTCGATTTCCTCGGCAGGCACGTCGGCCAGCTGCTTAAACCCGGCGGCAGTCTGACGCAGCCGGTAGTCGTAAAGCTCCGCATTGGTCTCGGCCATGCCGGTCTTGATGGCATTGCGCAGGCGCGCATCGGAAACCGTCTGCTCAAGGCGCATCAGTTCGCGCACGCGCTTCGGATCCACATCAGGGAAAAAGAATGTGTTTTTAATCACTGCACCGCCCGTTTCCGGTGCGGGAATCACCACGCCCGGTACGTCCTGCGGCTCGTCGGGCTGGTTCAGTATCACTGTCGTCATGACAACCTCATCAGGTTGGGCGGTGGACGCCGGTCGCCGTCAGGTCTTTGCCTGCTTTGACCGGCGTGCCGCCCGGCTCGGGGAGCGTTCAGTTAACCGGCGGTTTTTGCCGCCTTTGGTGGACGCCCACGCTTTGCTGCCGGTTTGCTGGCAGGTTTGCGCGTGCGCGGTTTAGTCGTTTTACGGAGTGCGGTCTCTGGCTTTGGCTTCAATGCCCGTTCCAGTCGCTCAATCTCCTTGCGCACACCGGCATTGCGGTCGAGCTGCATCGCGCGCTGAAACTGCGCCAGCGCCTCTGCATTCATACCGGCATCACGCAGGGTCAGGCCTGTCACCTTATGCAGACGGGCGCGCACCATGTCGGGAACGTCAGCACCGTCGGTCAGGTCGATAGTGGTCTGCAGCCAGGAAAGGTCGACAGACTCACCGGCATCGCGCAGACGCTGCGCGGCAAGCGCTACCTCCTCAACCAGCATGTAAGGTGTTGTGCGGCGATGGTCAGAGGTGAGGCCGTATTTCAGCGCGTAGGGGGCAATTTCCAGCGCGCCAGCGATATCACCGGCATCGAGACGCCACAGCATGACGGTCATGACAATGTCATCCTGCGCACCACGACCATCAGCCAGCACACCGGCGACCCACGGCGCATAGAACGGCAGCAGCTCGCGCTTTTTCTCGGCTTTACGTTCGTTTGAACGGATGTTTTTTAACGTGCGGCGGTCATCGGCCAGCTTAACCAGCATCTGCTCATAGGCGGTTGCATGGCGCAGCGGGGCTTGCTCCCGCTGCGCGGCTTGAGAGGCCGAGACCCGCATCATGTGACGCTGTGCGGGGCTCGTCATGGTTTAGGCTCCGCTTTCCGGTGCTGCAGGTGCGGTGAAATCGCCCAGGGTGATGTTTTCCAGCAGGCACCCGGCGGCATACGCCTCGACCACATAGTCGATATTCATCGACTCGTAGTTTTCCACACGGTCTTTTTTCGGGTTTTCATCAATGCTGCGGCGGTGGCTCTCATCCATAAAATAGATAGAGAGGTTTTCCAGCGTGGTCACTAACACGGCATTCGCCGGGAAGTACGGCACACGCACAGCAGGCAGGTTGCCGATTCGCTTCTGGCTGATGATGATATCTGCCGCGAGCGCCTCGCTGTTTTCCTGAGGTTTGTTCACCAGCGGGAAATATTTGTCGGCCAGCAGTTTACGGCCAACGATGGCAACGAGTTTCGGGTCATCCTGATAAACCTCGTCAATCAGGTTGTTGGTCGCATCCATCACCAGCGCGTCGAGGTTCTCATAGTCGCCGTTTCGACCGACGCGAATCACTGCTGAAACGACCTTACCGTCAGCGTCGGTGATGTTGCTCATCACGCGCGTCGGGGCTTCATTGCGGTATTTCTGCAGCCAGCCGACGGCCACATCCTGCAGCATCGGATTTTTGGTGCGGTCAGAGGTGGCGGCGCGGGTAGTACCGTTAAAACCAGCCATGATGAAATCCAGTGCCTGACGCTGGACAATGGCGTCACGAATACGGCGCTGGAAGTCCTGGTAACGCGCCCACAGGTCGAGGGTTTTATATTTCAGATGGAAGTCAAAGTTAATCTGGTCGCACTCGTACTTGTTAGACTCAAGCGCGGTGAAATCTGCGGTCTTACGCTCATCATCGCCCGAGGTGTCGGTCGTGCTGGCGATAGTACCGGTCACACCGACGCCAATTTTTTCACCCTTCATTTCTGCGACCGGCAGAAGGTTAATCGTCTGCAAAAACGCGGATGACGCCTGCACTTTGTTCATCAGCGTCTGCGTGACGGACGGCTCGACGGCGAATTTTTTACTGACGTCATCAACGCTGATGCCGTTCAGTTTGGCGAGCTGGCTCAGATAGGCATTGAACTTAAAACGGGTTTCCGGGCGCATAGTATTTCCTGTTTGAATTTATCGGTTAGTCACTGCATCGGGCGGGGTTGCCGCCCGGTTTCGGGTCTGCGGTTTATCAGCAGTCGGTTAGCAGCTCATCGCCGCCACCGCCGCTGGCTTTCGTGCGTCGCGGCTGGCTGAAACTTTCGGTTTTATCGAGGGTGGTTTTCAGGGCGGAAAATGCCTGGCTGTTTTCTTCAACCTTGCCGGTCAGCTCCTTACTCAAGGTGGCAAACGCGGTTTCCATAGCAGAAAGGCGCTCGTCCTGTTTGGTCAGGTTGGTCTGCACATGTTCGCTGACGGTGGTCACCGCTTCATGCACATCATTCAGGCGCGCATCGTCGCTGACCTGCTTACGGCTGAAAATGGCTTTCACCTTGTCAGTCAGGGCGGTAAATACCGTTTCCGGCTGGTCTTCAAACTCAAGCTCTGCAAGCGTTGCCGCTGAAATCAGGTTTTCAGGGTTAGCCTTAAATCGGTTAAGCGGATTGTGTTTTGCATTGCGACAGAATTCGAGGTATTCGGTGCCAAGGCTTGCCGGGTCATCGGTCACAGCCAGACCAACGAGATAGCATTTGCCGGTATTGGCAAAATTCGGCTGAATTTCCATTGAGGTGTAGACCTTCTGCGCGGCTTTATTCATCGCAATAAGGTCATCGGTCGGGGTGATTTTAGCGAACAACGCCCATTTGCCGTTAAGCGCAGAATCGTCGTCAATTTTCTCGGCTTTCAGCTCGACCACATCGCCATAACGCTTGAATATGCCATCAGGCAGCAGGCCGCGCAGGTGTTCAAGGTTGATACGGCAACCGTAGACGCGCGGGTCATAGGTTTCGGCCATTTCCTGAATATCACTGGCGCTGATAATGCGCCCGTCGCAGGTATCACCCTCGACGCCGATGCGAAAGAATTTTGAGACTTTTTTTGCCATTGTCAGGAGTCCTGAGGTTAGGGTTACTGGTCAACGCCAGTTTCCAGACTCAGGGCACGCCAGACCACTAACGACGGCTGGACAATCGCCCACACAACAGCACCTTAGCGAATCACTGACGGCCATTAAGTAGCCTTGCCCTGAATCCACTACGGCGAGGCATCAATGACCATTTCCACCGATACAACCTTGTTGCATGACCCGCGACGACAGGCATCGCTGCTTTACTGGCAGGGCTTTTCCGTGCCACAGATTGCCGAAATGCTGCAGGTCAAGCGCCCGACCGTGCAGAGCTGGAAGCAGCGCGACGGCTGGGACGGCATCGCGCCGATTTCCCGCGTTGAAAGCAGCCTTGAGGCCAGGCTGATTCAGCTCATCGCCAAGCCGCAAAAGACAGGCGGCGATTTCAAAGAGATTGACCTGCTCGGGCGGCAGATTGAGCGGCTGGCGCGCGTCAACCGCTACAGCCAGACCGGCAACGAGGCCGACCTTAACCCCAACGTCGCCAACCGCAACAAAGGGGAGCGCAAAAAGCCGAAAAAGAATTTTTTCAGCGACGAGGCTATCGAGAAACTGGAGGAATTATTTTTCGACCAGTCTTTCGAGTATCAGTTGCAGTGGTACCGCGCAGGGCTGGAACACCGTATTCGCGACATTCTCAAATCACGCCAGATTGGCGCGACGTTCTATTTCTCCCGCGAGGCGCTGCTGCGCGCGCTCAAAACCGGCCATAACCAGATATTTCTGTCAGCCAGTAAAACGCAGGCTTACGTGTTCCGCGAATACATCATCCAGTTTGCGCGACTGGTCGACGTCGACCTGACCGGCGACCCAATTGTCATCGGCAACAACGGCGCAAAACTGATTTTTCTCGGTACCAATTCCAACACCGCGCAGAGCCATAACGGCGACCTGTATGTCGATGAAATATTCTGGATCCCGAACTTTCAGAAACTGCGCAAAGTCGCCTCGGGCATGGCATCGCAGAAGCACCTGCGCTCAACCTACTTTTCGACCCCCTCAACACTGGCGCACGGGGCTTACCCCTTCTGGTCGGGTGAGCTGTTCAACAAGGGGCGCGCCAGTGCCGCTGACCGCATCGAAATCGACATCAGTCACCGCGCGCTCGCCGGTGGTCAGCTCTGCGACGATGGCCAGTGGCGGCAGATTGTCACCATTGAGGACGCCCTTGCCGGGGGCTGCACCCTGTTCGACCTCGACCAACTCAAACGCGAAAACAGTGATGATGATTTTAAAAACCTGTTTATGTGCGAGTTTGTCGACGATAAGGCATCGGTATTCCCGTTCGAGGAGCTGCAGCGCTGCATGGTCGATGTGATGGAAGAATGGGAGGATTTTGCCCCGTTCGCCGACCATCCTTTCGGCTCTCGCCCGGTCTGGATTGGCTACGACCCGTCGCACACTGGCGACAGTGCCGGGTGCGTCGTGCTCGCGCCGCCGGTGGTCTCGGGTGGCAAGTTCCGCATGCTGGAGCGCCACCAGTGGAAGGGCATGGACTTTGCCGCGCAGGCAGAGGGCATCCGCAAGCTGACCGAGAAATACAACGTCGAATACATCGGCATTGACGCAACCGGCCTCGGCCTCGGCGTGTTCCAGTTGGTGCGCTCATTCTACCCGGCAGCACGCGGCATCCGTTACACACCTGAGATGAAAACCGCGATGGTACTCAAGGCGAAAGACACCATTCGCCGTGGCTGTCTGGAGTACGACGCCGGGGCAACCGACGTCACGCAGTCGTTTATGTCGATTCGCAAAACCATGACCAGCAGCGGGCGCAGTGCCACCTACGAGGCCAGCCGCACCGAGGAAGCCAGTCACGCCGATATCGCATGGGCGACCATGCACGCCCTGTTAAACGAACCGCTTTCTGCAGGTAGCGGCATGCAGCCTAAATCTATTCTGGAGTTCAACTAATGGGTAAGCAAAAATCCCGCAAAGCCGCCGCGCAGAAAACACGCGCACCACAGCAACTGAAAGCCAGCGCACCGCAAAAAATGGAAGCGTTCACCTTCGGTGAGCCAGTGCCGGTGCTCGACAAGCGCGATATTCTGGATTACGTCGAGTGCATCAGTAACGGCAAATGGTACGAGCCGCCGGTCAGCTTTTCCGGGCTGGCAAAGAGCCTGCGCTCTGCTGTACATCACAGCTCACCGATTTACGTTAAACGCAACGTACTCGCGAGCACCTACATTCCACACCCGCTGCTGTCCCGTCAGGATTTCAGCCGTTTTGCGCTCGACTATCTGGTCTTCGGCAACGCCTTTCTTGAGCAGCGCCACAGCGTCACCGGCCAGTTAATCAAGCTACTGACCTCACCGGCCAAATACACCCGTCGTGGGGTTGATGATTCGATTTTCTGGTTTGTGGAAAACTTCACTCTGCCGCATGAATTCGCGCCTGACACCGTATTTCACCTGCTGGAGCCTGACATTAATCAGGAGATTTACGGCCTGCCGGAATATCTCAGCGCGCTTAATTCTGCCTGGCTGAATGAATCCGCAACGCTGTTTCGCCGCAAGTATTACCAGAACGGCGCGCACGCGGGTTACATCATGTATGTGACTGACCCGGCGCAGAGCGCGACCGACGTCGAATCGCTACGCGAGGCGATGCGTAACTCGAAAGGGCTCGGCAACTTTAAGAACCTGTTTTTCTACGCCCCCGGCGGAAAACCGGACGGCATCAAAATCGTGCCACTGAGCGAGGTCGCCACAAAGGATGACTTTTTCAACATCAAGAAAGCCAGTGCCGCCGACCTGATGGATGCGCACCGCGTACCGTTCCAGCTAATGGGCGGCAAGCCCGAGAATATCGGCTCACTCGGTGACGTTGAGAAGGTGGCAAAGGTATTTGTGCGCAATGAGCTGTCGCCGCTACAGGACAGGTTCAGGGAGGTAAACGACTGGCTCGGCATGGAGGTCATCAGGTTCAAAGAGTACACCCTCGACAACCCGGAATAACCTCCTCAAGCCGCCAGCATGGCGGCTTTTTCATACCCCGCCACCATCACGCCTCAGACGCGCCACACGCGCACGAACACACACGACCACCAACGAAGCAACAGCAACCACGATAGCGCCATTACGAGGCGCTCAGACGATAATTTTTATTATTCCGCACCACCTCTGGCGCGCAATGCTTTCCCCGCCACGCCTGCCCGCTTTATGGGTCGAAATTAATGCAGTTGCATGACCACTCGGGGTCCGCGCCAGCTCTGGTGGCGCACGGCCAGAACGGACAAGCATGACGCATGCGAAACAATGCACCTGATGCATGCATGGCTGAAAATCTAATAATGTAGCTAATTTTTATATAAAACTATGGCTGCAATGCCACTACCTTCCCCAAATCAACACTAAATTCAACATCCCCAGCTTCAATGCTTTCATTCGTCACATGCTCGTCAAAAAGCTCAGTAACTTTATACCCCGTATGAAACACTGGACTCATGATAGTCACTTCATTAAATGGTTCTTTATCATGAACGATATAATACTGACCGTAAACATATGCGTTTTCATCTGCATTAATACTAAGGATAGTTTTTGATTTAACTCCATCCATCAAAGAGAAATCAATATTATTTAACAAACAAATTAGAACGCCTGCTATTTTCATTCTATTTTCATCAAGTGAAGCCAAGTCCACGCTGGGGATTTCTTTTTTTAGCAAATCCTTTAACTCATCGAACAAAACATCAAACTCAATTGAGTCAGAACAATTTAACAGCGACAGGGCTTCCTGGATCATCTGGCCTTCATTTGCGCCAATGTCTTGCGTTAGCTTACAGACACCACCTATTATTTCGTAAGATTTTTTATTGTTAAGTTTCTTTCGTGCCGTATTAACCTGCCCACCTTTCAACCCTAATTTTTTTTTGAAATGGTCATCACTAAACATTCTCAACTGCAGCTTAATTAACAATGGCAAGTACTTCGGAAACTCGTTTAAATCAGGTTTTACATTATGTTTATCACGACCAAACTGCAGGCTCAATAACAAGTGATTTCTCAGCATGATATCATTTATTATACCTTGATCACGCAGATGATTATGAGCAACAAAACTTCCAATTTCGAAAATATTTTTGGTCGCGGCCGGTAGTTCACGAGCCGTAACAAAAAGCACATCGATATCACTATCAGTAAAGTTCCCATCCTTTAACTTCCTCAACACTCGTTCTATCCTTGAAATTGCCTTGCTTTTATTCATGGGATTTCGTTTGCTCCAGTTAATATTTAATCAGAATGAATGCTAAAACCGAGGAAATCCTGACGCCTCGCCTTGCAAGTTGTCCAACCCCGCCAGCGCTGAAAGCAAGTTTCAGCGCCAGCGGCGTTTGTCACTATATTATTTAATTGTCAAGTATCGAAACGACCTCACCCGTTCGCACGTCTACACGCGCCGCTACAGTCTGTTTAACCACTCCACCATAAGCATTAGTTCCGCGAAACGTCGTTTTTACAATGGCGTGCGGGTCTTTATTCAAAATCAGATGATAGGCCGTTGAAACATGTTTATAAGAGGAATCATCATTCATGCTGGCTTTTATCAGTTTCTCTAACGGGCGATAAGATCCATCCCAACCGCTAAAATTATCCTTAAATGAATCGAGATTGATTTTATCACTCAGAGATTTTGGATTCTTCTCAAAGTCGTTGAAGCACCAACCCAACACATCACCGAGCTTTAACGCGTCATCTTTAGTAAAAGTGAACTCACTCATACAGGCATAAAAAGCATCAGCAGAGCTCGCCGGTACACTTTTGAAATTAACATAGTCTTTAACGATATCGTGCCGGGTATCTTTCGGCTCGTTACGATATTCTTTAAGGGTTTTATCTGCATACTCAAACGTTAGTGTAACCGGTGCCGCTGCAACCGCCGGTATGTCGGCTTTTGCTACCGGCTGACTTTTTTCGGTCGGCCATAAGATTGAGCCAATGACGCTCAACGCCAGACAACCGCCGAGATAGACTGCACTGGAGCGCTTACGGTTCGGCATCCGAACCAGCGAAGGCTTGATTAGACCAACGATAAAAGCAATAAAGAGCGCCAGCGATAAAAATGCTATTACGGTATCCATGATTTTCCTTTGTGTGTAATCCCCATAAATAACAACCCCATGCTATCAAACATGAGGTCGAGGTTTGCACATTTCTCAGAAACTAACGCCAGCTTTCATCTTCCCAAACCTCTTGCAAGATGCCGTCCAGCGCCTCACGGTCAGATTCCTTGTCAAAACCCATAAGTTCGACACCAGTCATCGAACCTTTCTTTACTGTCACTCTTGTGTAGGGGAAAACGGATTGTACTCGGCGAGTCAATTCCCTCTGAAAAGCATCAACAATCTGCTGACCGATTTGTTGGTCTTTATCCAGGGTGATATTAACCCTGACTTCGTCAGTCCGTTTAAATCGCGCCTCAGCAGGTGCAGGAGAAAACACAACTGAAAACGCGCTGTTTTTCATTAAGTTTCCTCTTGCTATCTCTGCAATCAAATTCAACGCAATTTCACGATCTCTTTCCTGACATGCACCTTCAGCCGTTAGACGCGCAATCATTTCGACGCGCTCAATCATAACGTGCTCATTTAATTCTCTATCCACATAACCCCCATCACGAGATACTGTATAAACATACAGTATCACGTATCGATAAAAGGGGGAAAGAAAAATAAAACCGTAATACAATGTATGTACATGATAACGATGAATATTAACAACCACCTCCTCTTACAGAACTAGCCAACGTCGCAACACGATTGAGGATTTTCCTAGCCTTTTCCTGATGTGATGGAGCTGCAGAAAATATTTCACCTTTTGATGTTCCCCGCAGCCATTTGCCATTAAAACAGCTTTTACCACCCGCCATCAGATGCAGGGCTTCGCCACGGCAGATAGTTACGCCAGTGGTCAGATGTATCTCGTCGATGGTTTTCTCTATGCCAGCGCTTTGTCGGTCCGTCCCGTGGATAAATTTCCGCCGCGTTGATGGCTTTTGGTTCCTGAGCCGTTTCGTCAGAGCCCGTCTTTCATGTCGACTTAGAGGTTTTGATAAATCAAGGCCCGGGGGATCGCTTTCGCTTCCCGTACAGTTATTGACAGAACTCCGAGAGGGCGCGGTTGCGCCCTTAACGTCAACGGCCAATTCAACAGCACGCTTTGGAACAATCTTCCACTGCGTCAGACGGGTCAAAATTGGAGTGCCAGCACCGACCTCAGAATCGTAAACACCACGGATGCAAACTGTTTCCTCTCCATACTGGTTAAACTCATCACGCGATTCGTACAGCGTGCGCACCTGCAGATCGTCACGGCGAACAAATGGGCCGCCCTGAGCGTTAACGTAACCGGCCCAATCGCCAGCGTCAGCGGCATCATGCACAGCAGCAAATTCAACGCTCAGACCGTGTGCGGTCTCTGTATCAGCGAGGCGACGTAGCTCCCTGTATACCGTCACCGGCGCACCACCGATAAATTGAAACTGACGGATGTGCCAGCGCGCCGCCCATGCTGAAACGGCGGGAGCAGTCTCTTTTAACAACTCACCACTTTCGTCATCGGTTTCACCATCGAGAGCATAACCGTCGATATTTTTGGAAATGTATTTAGCGACATAGCCGGTAGCGCTGCCTTTTTCCGGGTCGATGGCCTCAGCGTGGAAGCGCGCCTTTTTGGCTTTATCGCTTCTCAGTTCGTAGTGGTCTTCCTCCCACGCATAATCACGGATGATGAGTCGCACACGCTCAACATCCTCCGGCAACATGAACATAAGCATATGCCAGTGCGGCGTTCCATCGTGATGCGGTTCAGCGACGCGTATGCCGAAAATGCGGATTTCTTCCCGGTGCAGCTTGGCGCGAATGCGCGCCCAAAGGCCGGTGAGATAACTTTGTGTATCCGACGGGCTGGCTCCGTTCCATTTGCTGTTACGATAGCCTGCTTTAGTTGTGGCGTGATATTTAGACGGCGCGGTCAGGGTGTAAAACTCCCCGACATAACCGAGCTCATTGCAGATATTTTCAAACCCACGGATGCGGGTCATCAGCTCGCAGCGGCGTATCGCAGGATTAGCGACCGAACCATCGTATTTTTCAATCAGGCTGATGCGGTTGCCGTCTTCGTCTTCGAGATCCAATCCCTTGAGAAATTCTCGCGTGCGGCGCTTCTGTTCACGCCAGTCGATAACGCAGTTTTTACTCGCGTAGGCGTGTCGTTTCTTGCTGACATTGCCGACTGCAATTTGCAGATGTTCGCGCCATGACGCAGCAATGCGTCGCAGACGGCCACGCCACCAAACCTCATTAAACATTCGCATGATTGCTGGCGCCGCTTTGTCCTGGTCAAAGTATTTTGTTGTCAGTCCCGCCCAATGAGGAGGAGTAACACCAAATTGCAGCGCAATTAATCCGGCGCGCACGTACCAGCCATGTAATGTCGCCAACTCGCCGAAATCTGAATCAGCGTCATCATGTTCTGCCAGTTCAGCACGAATGAAATTAGCGATATCAGCAGCCAGCAGGTCAATGTCGGCACGCGACATATCCGGGAGGCGGTCGTATCTGGCGACCATATTGACCATACGTGATGCCAGATACTGCATATATTTCGTATCGAAATGACCACCGAAAACAGCGCCTGATACATCGCTGCTAATGCCTGCACATTCGTATTTTTTTGCGACCAGTTCAAGACGTGGCAATGCCTTTTTGCAGAAGCTGATTAAAAAGGCATTGGCTCGTTGACTGCCCTGATTTTGCTCCAGAACTGCAGCGGTGCGATAAACATCAAAGCGCACACATTCTGGCTGGAGAGAAAGCACCTTTCTCGCATGCAGCAAAGCCGCGAACATACGGTCGCGGCGATGCTGTTGGTCATAGGTAAGATATGGACTGGTTATTGCCGACCGTGGAGCATTCCACGGAAACGCGAATTGAACAGCCAATTCATACCCCCCGATAATGCTTAGATTTGAGCTCGTCGATTTGCTGACAGGTCACGCACAAATCCACGCCCGGAACCGCAATGCGGCGAGCTTCTGGGATTGGTGCGTCACATTTTTCGCAGAAAAAACGGGGAGGCGCAGAGATACGGCTGCGCGCTTTGTTGATGTAGCGCTCGCGGTCTTCCTGCTCACGCTGTTGGGCTAAATCAATTGTGTCTGCCATTAGTGCAGTTCCTGTGATTCGTTTTCGTAGCGGGTAGCCTCGGAACGCAACAGTTCAGCCACTTCAAAACAGGTCATTCGCTTATTCGTGATATGCACGGCCAGTGCTTCAAGACGGATTGAAACTGCGAGGGCGCGGTCTTTGCGTTCCTCTTTTTTGGCATCTGTCAGCAATACGGCCAGCGCTTCGGCATCAGCCTTTAAACTACGGGATTCGGTATTACGCATAATTAACTCTCCTGATTTTGGGCAATAAGAAGCACGGCGGGTTTACGCCAAGTAATTACGTTTAATTAATTAACTGTATCCAAATACAACAGCAGGTTTGCTTTTTAACTGCTTGATGATTTCGGCTTTTAATCCATCCTTAAATTCTTTGCAGCACTCCCACTCAGGGTCAACGCGAAGTATTGCGCCGTCGCGGGTTTTAATTTCAAAACCTTCCTCCATATTTGGAATCATGGCACCTAAAACAATTCTTAATTCATCGCGTGACATGTTTAATCCCTTTAATAATAAAGTGAACAATACGAATAATTAAAAAGCCTGACGATTTCGGCTGCTTTGTTTTCAGCCCTTTTAATAATTCGGACTGAGAGTGGCACGGGTGCCAGCGCTTCCCATCTTTACCCGCGATCCAGCCGTGACCGTAATGCATACCCGGACTTTGCTTAACGAGCAGAGATGCGAATGAGGGTTCATTTTTCAGCATAAGCACCTCACACTAAACCAAATGTTGCGCCAATGCCGGTCATGGTATCGACCACACTCGACATAGCCGGATTAGCCTGAAGGCGAGCATGCAACGCCATCGCTGACAGTGACAGCATACGGATACCAGAATTCACACTCTCGACCATCGTATGTCTTTTTGCTGTCGTCAGGCGGTCTGAAGATGTTGCGCCATTAGCCAACTCACCGAGGGAACTCATTGCGCGCATTACGTAAGCCTGCAAATTTTCTTTCGCCAACTCGTTAACTGGCACACATGGCAGACAATGAATCTGAGCCAGAAACCCATCGACGAGGGTTGAATCTTCGGTCAGGTCTGTCAGAGTCCATATTTCGCGGGGAGTTAGCTGGTGCGGCTGTTCTGGGTTGAGCTTGTTGTAAAGCGTATGCGGCTTGATACCTGCCTTTACCGCCAACTCTTTAACGTTGTGAGACGCTGCAAATTTTCTACAAGCATCATCAAAGTGTGTATGTGACGAAACGCGAAAATCTAACATGTTGCACCCTTAGAATTCACATAAAGTGAATTACACACCAATAACGAGCTGGAAACGGGAATGACCCAATGCCTTACGCATTTGTTCCTCTTTCCAGCGGGCGTAGTAGATACGAACTTGACCGCCAGCACGTTTACAGCCCTTACGGATAACGCGAGGTTCGATAGGTAAACGCGGGTTATCTCCGGTAGTCCAGCGGCGCGCGGTGCGATATGACACCCCCTCAAGTTCTGCAAACTGTTGCAGGGTGACGATGGGTGCAGGCACTTTGATGATTGCGATTTCAGAAGCCATGTTGCATGATTCCCTATTTGCCAAAGATTGCAATTAAAGGGCCACCGTTTGCCAACATAGGGCCATCAATTGCGTAGGTTTAGCCAAAATATACTTCCCAATTGAGAAGTAGTAAATAGGTTTTATCGATATGAGAATAGATTCTTTAGGATGGAGCAACGTTGATGTACTGGATCGCATCTGCGAGGCTTACGGGTTTTCACAGAAAATTCAGCTAGCTAACCATTTCGATATTGCATCGAGCTCCCTCTCTAACAGATATACCCGAGGCGCTATTTCGTATGACTTTGCGGCACACTGCGCTCTTGAAACAGGGGCAAATCTGCAGTGGTTACTTACAGGAAAAGGGCAACCGTTCACATCTTCTGCGTCAGCCGAGGACACAATGAGCATTGAGTCATTCACATTAAGTGAAGAAATACTCAAAAGTGATGGTTCCATTACAGTCGACGCTAATTTTTTCACAAAGCCGCTTACAGATGCGATGGCTATAAGAACAGAAGGAAAACTCCATTTCGTTGATAAGCAGGCCTCACTCTCTGATGGCCTTTGGCTGGTCGACATAGAGGGTGGAATTAGTATTCGAGAGCTAACAAAACTCCCGGGTAGAAAATTGCACGTTACTGGTGGAAAGGTTCCTTTTGAGTGCGGCATTGATGACATAAAGACGCTGGGTAGAGTGGTAGGTGTGTACAGCGAGGTTAATTGATGACTGTCCGTAAAAACCCTGCTGGAGGTTGGATTTGCGAGCTTTATCCTAACGGGGCAAAAGGCAAACGCATCAGAAAAAAATTTGCCACCAAAGGTGAGGCGCTGGCCTTTGAACAATACACCGTACAAAATCCGTGGCAGGAGGAAAAGGAAGACAGGCGAACGCTAAAAGAATTGGTCGACGCATGGTATAGCGCTCATGGCATTACCCTGAGAGACGGACTAAAGCGTCAGCTAGCTATGCACCATGCCTTTGAGTGTATGGGCGAACCACTCGCACGCGATTTCGATGCCCAGATGTTTTCCCGCTACCGGGAAAAGCGGCTAAAGGGTGAGTATGCCCGGTCAAATAGGGTGAAAGAGGTTTCCCCCCGCACGCTTAATCTTGAACTCGCTTACTTCCGCGCGGTGTTCAATGAGTTAAATCGCCTTGGAGAATGGAAGGGTGAAAATCCGCTAAAAAATATGCGCCCTTTCCGTACTGAAGAAATGGAAATGGCCTGGTTAACTCACGACCAAATTACGCAACTGCTCGGAGAGTGCAAACGCCATGACCACCCTGATTTAGAAACAGTGGTGAGAATCTGTCTCGCCACTGGTGCCCGATGGTCAGAAGCTGAGAGCCTGAAAAAAAGCCAGCTCGCGAAATACAAAATCACGTACACCAACACAAAAGGCAGAAAAAACCGCACAGTTCCCATCAGTAAAGAGCTTTATGACTCCCTACCTGAAGACAAAAAAGGCCGACTGTTTAGTGATTGTTATGGGGCGTTTAGGTCTGCTCTGGAAAGGACAGGCATCGAATTACCGGCCGGGCAACTTACCCACGTTTTACGGCATACCTTCGCCAGCCATTTTATGATGAATGGTGGTAATATTCTGGTCTTGCAGCGCGTGCTTGGTCATACCGACATAAAAATGACGATGCGATATGCGCACTTTGCCCCTGACCATTTAGAGGATGCCGTTAAACTTAATCCACTGGCGATGAGTGGCGATAAAGTGGCGGTAGAAATGGCTCAAACTGGCCCTTAG